TTCTTCCATATCCCGACCACTTAGTTCCCGAATTGTATGGGGATGATCCTGACCTTCTTTGTCCGTCAAAACAATAGCCCGTTGTTGTTGACGCAAATCAAACGTGATAACCTCTTGTGTGCCTGCCATGTTGATTTGTCCTTTCCTACTGTTGCCACAGTGTCAAATAGAATAATACTGATAGTGTTGATCTTCGTTTGCTATCCATTCCCTTGTCCAAAACTCCAGCCAGACGTTGCATACCACTCAGGAAATAGGTTTTGTCTTCAACCAGAACTAAGCGATTTGCAACCATCGCCATAGTGGATGTAACGGAGGTTAGCTTTTCCCATGCTTCTGGATCTGTCCTGCCCCTTACGTCAATACGAACACCATACCGTTGGTATTCTTGTCCACTCATAGCCTTACCTTGCATATCCCCTGGGCTGTCATACAAAGCTGCTGCCGAATCTTCGACACCTGAAGCATCAGGTAAAAAATCCGTGTACAAAGGCCATAGACCATCCCCAGGTCTGACAAACAAACCTAGATCAATCATGTACGTAGCCAACACTACTGCTGGAGATCGTACGGTATTAGTCAAGGGACACATCAAGATCACCAGCGGCAAATCGGGCTGTATCCCCATCGTCAATTGTCTTTGACTGAGTCAGTGTCCCATAAGCCAGCATGTTCCCAACCGTCTCAGCATCGAACAAGGCAAAGTGAGTAATTGTACCCCACGCACCTGAAGCCTCGGTAAACTCAATGGCATTGGCGTTGTCCAGGGCACCGCTAGAGGCTGCGTTCCAATCTCCCGCAGCTGTACTCTTTCTTACATATGCATTTCCAACAGGTTCGGCGAGACCTCCGCCAGAATCAACCGGATTTGCCGTCGATAAACCAACATAAATCGTTGGCGGTGTATACGCGCCCTTGCCAAACAAATGGTCAAGGATTTCGTCTTCCCAAAAATCTGCAAAACTACCCATTGTCAGGTTCTCCTTATAAATGTGTTTGTGTACTTACAGTTAATTCCAAACTGAACTCGCTAACCTAGAGACGGAGCAACCTCAGCAAGATCGCCATCCTGATTGGACACCTCGATCATTACAGTAGCTGTAGGCGGTTGGCCTTCTACAATTTCTCCTGGCTGGAACTTGTCGATCCAACCCCAGAAGTCCCACGTCTGTTCATCCGGGAATGTCAATGTGATCAGCTGATTTGTATTGATCATCGCCAGAATCCCAGTAAGGAAAGCGGGGTCATAGTGACAAGTGAGTTGTGATCCTGTAAGCGTTTTCAGTTCCTTCGGCTGCTGAGTTCTCCACGCTGTGTTCTTCATGTTTGTTGTGTCGTTAGGACCCCCACCATCAACACCTGGAGGAGTTACAGCCATTTCTTCAAAATACAATGCTACACCACTAGCGGCCTCCGCAAAACTCATAGTAGTCGGAAAGCCCTCAGTCAAAATACTCATAATCGTTCCCTTTCAATTCTACAGTTCCGAATACGACATCAAATAGTTCGTCACCAAATGTTCTCTGCTTTGTGTATCTCTTCCCAATGGAACAACCGTTGTTGTCCTGCCAATATTTTGTATGAGAAACACCCTCACCCCTACGGACACACCCGCACTTGCTATTATTTTCAAGACATCGATCACAGACGCAATTTTCTCAGAGGCTATAGTTTTTGAAACCGCCCGAATGCGTAGCTGTAATCCATGCCTTTCAAACTGTGTGAATCGCATACCCCTTGAATCAACAACTCCTGTTGTGTCGTACAAACAGGCAGCTGAATCTGGTAGCACATCCAAATCTGGAAGGTTTCTCGTAAACAATGGCCAATCTAAACTGCTGGTAGGTTTTGTAAATAGCCCCTGTCCAATCAAGTACTCCGCCAAAACATTCGACGGACGAATGGTCCCTGCCTGAATTGTGACTTTCCCAAGAACTCGTAAATTGCCCAAAAGGGTGGCGATAGCTTGAGTTGAGCCTTGTAGTACCACAAAGCCGTCTGTTAGGCTTGCGGACAGGTCCGTATTAGCCCCTATCTCCCCCCCTAATCCCCTAACGCAACTTACCGCACCCGAAAGCCCGCTCGTTGCCCCGATATCGCCTGAGAAGCCCCAGGTAAGTTTTAAGGCCCCTAGCAATTCGGATACACCCTCAATCGATCCAGCAACTGTAACAACAGATCCTCGTGTCAGAGAACCTGACAGGTTAGATTGGACTGTTATGGCTCCTGCCAATTTTGAAATGCGTCTAAAAAATCCCAGTAATTCAGATTGGGCTTGTGCACTTCCTGCAACACTACGAATCCGAAGGATCTGCCCCGTTATATCGGAAGAGCCATCAATTGATCCTCCCAACCCCCAAGTCACATGTACTGTTCCAGACATACTTGATAAAGCTGCAATGGAACCCGCGAGTGTAACTGAACCCTCAATACTCAAATCACCTATCACATCAGATTGGGCTTCGATATATCCAACAATCTTCCTAAGCACATGAAGTGTTCCAGATATACTGGATAACGCGGCAATAGAGCCAACAAGTTCAGTTGTACCCTCAATACTCAAATCACCCGACACATCTGATTGGCTTGCAACGCTTCCAACAATCTTCCTAAGAACATGAAGTGAAGCCGAAGCGATCGACTGCGCAGCTACGGTTCCAGAAAGAATGCAACTTCTTTTGATACTACCTACTACTAACGATTGTACGGATACATCACCCACTATCTTACGGAGACACGAGAGTCCAGTAGTAGCTAGACTCGATTGGGCTTCTATGCCACCAATGATTCCCCTGCTACGTTTGATATTCCCTACTAATACAGATTGGCTTGCAACACTTCCGACAATACCCTTAGTTACACAAAGTTTGCCACTTACAACCGCTTTTGAAGAAACTTGGGAACTGATCGTTTTGGTTGTTGATAACGCTCCAAATACCCCTGCCTCACTTATAACTGATCCTGACAATTCCTGCACAACTGACAAACTACCGGATACTGAAGACACTGCACTAATACTTCCAGCAATTTCGTGCTCAACACCCCCAGAGACAGCAACAGCCGCAATAACTAACCGAGAAGAAACTTTTTGATAGACTTGCCAAGGATCATCACACAAGCTTTCAAACTCAGCCGCAACCAAAGCACGATTAAACATAAGTGCATGGTAGACGGGAGAATTCCCACGCCCACAATTCCAAGTACTGATCGTGCTATCTGTTTTCGGCGCGCTAGAAAAGTCTCTCTCTAAATCAAACCCACCGTCTTTCCAAAAGGACATTTTTGACGAGCTACGATTCCAATTCAACATGCAAACAGCCGGATCAGCAAACTTGGTAAGCGTCAGATCATTCCAGTTACTTCCGCTTCCGTTGTGGTAGATTTTGAAGTATGCAGATGAGCTGTATCGCTGCCAAGCAATTGTACTATCATTAAGATTGAAGAGAGTTAGCCAATCTCCATCCCATGTAAAACCGGCATGCCAAATTAACAGAGCATAGCCGTCATAGAAATTATTATGCCAACTATGGAACACAGAGTCTGTTGGAGTACAAATACCTCCACCGAAGTACGCTGAGCTTCCAATGATGTTATGTTTTGTCTCATCTCCCCGAGTAGCTAGGTTAGGTTGAACTCGCCCAGGCGTTGTCATTGGAAGGGCAAGCTGCAATCCCTTGGTAATGGGATTCTCCCAATCAATGCCGACAATATCCGGCTTTTGGATTACCCGAGAGACAAGGTTCATTAGGAAACAACCTTTTCATTCACAACAGCCGACACACGAATGGTATTGGAAGCAGCGCTTGATATAGCATAGATCTTGACACCCACACCCACCTTGAGACGAACAGTTGCGGTGGCAATGTCACCTGAGACCACATTGTAAGTATCAAGCTGAGCAAGAAAGTCGCCATCGGTTTCATCGTGCGGGTAGTCGTCTGTTGTGTCATCGTCGGCATCACCCGCAGAAACCAACGCATAGAGATCCACAGTATCGCCATCTGCGGCTGTTCCCTGGTTATCAGCCTTCACTGTAACCAAAGCATCAACGGTACCCCCGCTGAGTGCCATTAAGTCAGAAGTGGCAGAAGGGGCTCCTGTCGTTAGATCCTTATAATTTGCAGACGACCATACTATCTGAAGTTCGTTATTCGCCACAGCCATGCTATGTTCTCCTTATGCACCTGCCAAAATTCGCAAAATGTCCAAACGGTTTTCCCTCGCTGGTAGCTCCAAGTACTTTGCTATCTTGCCCGTAGCATGCGCAGCGTTCAAATTCTCATGGACGTACACGGCATAATTCGCTGTATAGCCAACCACCACATCCGTATCAAATCCAAAGCCACTAAGTACTCGTGTGAAAGCCGAGTTCCTCAAAACACCGAATTCAACAGGGACAACCCGTTGACTCTTCCCCTGCAAAAACAAACCGGCTTTGACAAACCTGCGTGTCATTTGCAATGCAATAGTTGTCTTAGCTGCAAAAAGGTTCTTCACTACACTTCTCGCACCTGTTATATGCATGAGCCTAGCCATTACAAATACGCCACATAAATGATTTCATCTGCACTTACTGTGGGAGTCCCATCAATCCTATGTATCTGGTAAGCTCCGCTGTTCCGGAACGGTTCCGATTCATAAGAAACGTCAGCAAGTACTCCCAACATCAGAACACCCCCTACAACAGTATCATCAACCATCACTTGTGATTTGCTTATAACCTCTTCCCCAACAGCGTTAGTGACCTTTTCGATAGTGTCATCCCATCTGCACGACAATTCGACCGGAGTACTAAACTGAGGTTGCCCTGCATCATCGTAAGACTGACCCCCTGACTCTTCCCCAGCTGGAGCCCAGTACACGCAAGTCTGTCTTTTGAACGTTGCCCCTAACGACATACTATCCACCCCCTGCTGTTGATTGCAAAAGTTTGAACAACCCAATAACAATTGTACCACCCCCAACCCCACTACCTATCCCAACTCCTATCGCAACCCATGTAAAACGAGCCAAACGTTTACCATATGGACAAGTGGCAACATGCAATTCTAGAATCCTTGCGGTGGTCACATCTGCTACCTTAGTGGCCGTATTTTCCACAAGTTCTGTCACCCATTCCTTTTCGATATCAGTCAGAGCCACAAGCTTTCCCTTACGTGGTAGTGTCACCATTTTCGTATCCAAGCCAGCTTAGGCCTGCGGTTAGCTGTCTGTACTTCCCGTCGTTAGCAACCTTCAAACCTCCCGCAATGTCCATCGACATTGCTTGTTGCCCGTACAACGTTGCCTCCAGACCTTTGCCCGTCTGACCTCTTTTAGTCTGAGATGCATTCTTTGTGCCTTCCATCTTTCCTCTGGGAAATGACACACAGCAATAGTGAGCCGCCAGCCAACGTTCAATCAGTTCTAAACGTGCGGCTGTATAGTAATCTGCACCTGTTGCTGTTGTTGCTGCTGCACAACAGTCAGTTACCATTACATTAGCGATCTCAATATGAGAATCGATAGACTTTGCCGGAACAAAGTCCAGTAATGCAATAACCGCTATAGAATCGGTCCGGGCCATTAGTCAGATCCTTCCTGGTGTTCCTTCCTGTCGGCAACGACTTGATCGAACTCCGATACAGCCTGCCGAACTTGTGTGCGAGCCTGTTGTATTTCTTCGTCTGTAATTGCGTCACCATCCAGAACACGCTGAGCGAGTTTGGCTATCTCACTCGCCACACCTACACCTTCAGCGACAAGCCGAAGGATGAGTAATACATCTTGAGTGTCTTCGCGGTCGAACCCCATAATCAAATCCCCTTGGCCTGCTGTTCGTATGCGAAAAGTCGGTCCAACACAGCGTTGAACAACGTCGTATACGAAACGGGATTTTCACCCCGCATAATAGCGGCTTCCCAATCCGCAAGCACTTGTTCCCCCTGATGGACAAGAGTACTAATTTGCTCCACCTCCTCGGCGTTGAATTCATTGGCCTTAACAGCCACAGTAAGCATTCGTACGGTCCCGGCAAATACCTTGTTACCAGCCACAAGATTCGCCCTTGCATCTGTCGTGATACATCCTGGAAGGGCAACCATGATACTGATACTAAGGCACACAAGCAAAGATAGAGCAGAACCTGAAACAAAACCTCCCGATGCATTTGGGGGTTTCTTTTCAACCCCTTGCTTCAAATCCAAACCAAAGATCGATGCGATTGTTTTGAGTAGTACGGACACATCGGCCATTGCCTTATCATCCTTCGGTGTCGGCGTCAGTGCAACAATGACCCTGGCAAGTGCATACAGCATCCCCACAATCGTTGCTAACTGGCCAACGTTTTCTTGTAACCATTCCATAGTTATCTGCCCTTCCAAAAACGGTCGAAATCAATCGTCGGAAACACCGCCAGATCACTACAAGAAGTGACATTGAAAATATGTCTGCCTGGAAACTTCTCTTCCAGATCCTTCTTGCACCTGGCAAAAGGAGCTAACATATTGCGATAGATACTAGGGGATGCTTTATCAATAATATGGTTGTGATAGTTGGGCCGTCCATCTTCATCCAAATGCATATCGAAACCCAAAAGATAAATACACTGAGCCCCGAGTAACAAAGCAAGATTTATGGCAACTGCTCCCGTGCTGTTGTTATATCCCAAGCCGTCTGTGTGAAATCCTATAGGATACTTCTTCATCAGCTTTAACCAAGGTTCTGTTCTCGTATAAAGACGAGTTTGATTTGTAACTACCGGATTGGGAAAAGCTTCCAAACCTTTGTGCACTTCATCTTGATTGAAAAAGCCGAAATCCGCAAACACTACATAGTCACAAACCTCTGGGCCTTCTCTAAATGCTTGATTACAACCGACAACACGTTCAGACCTCAACGGAGTGAAATCCCAACTACGTAAGGAAGAGCCACCCCCTAATATAAAGCAGTCCTTTCCTTTCCATACAGGTTTTGGTACCCACATCCGCATCGGCCTTAGTCCTCATCCTCATTGTGATTGCTGGCACTTACGCATAGACCAAAACTCAGTTGGATCTAACCAAGGAATAACATCAGACGGCAAAGCACTACAATCCGTCACATTAAAGATCTCAACACGAGAAAACTTCGCTTTCCAATCGTGCACAATCCTTCCAAATCCTTTAGTGAATCCTTTGTAAATATCGGAGGTAGTTGCCTCTGGCCTAATGTTATCCTTGTGCCAATTAGCTCTGTCATCTACTCGTTGCATATCAAAGCCCAACAAATAGATTCGACGAACTCCCAACAATAAAGCCAGATTGATAGCTGCTGCTCCCGTATTGCCATTCCAACCGATACCATCTGAATGTAATCCCGTACCATACCGCTTAACCGTCCACAGCCAGGAGACTTTAGCTCTTTTCAAACCTGACACATTAGTAAAGATTGGATTGGAGAATCGAGACAACTTGTCTTCATGATGTTTGTACCACCGCATATCCCCGAAGAAACAAATCTTGCATACCTTTTCGCCGCGCGTATAGGCATCGTTACATCCAATCGTGTGCTCATCATTCAACAGTGTCCAATCAAACTTCATCTTTTGTAGACTATACCCACCACCGATGATAAACACATCATCCCCAAGCCACGCAGTTTCTATCGGCCAAACAGGCATAAGTTACTCTACCAATCCGTCCAGATAGTTTTCCAGTGTTACAATCTTCTTCACAACCTTCACAACCTTGCCATCTTTCTTAACGGCAAACCGTTGTGTTTTGGTGCCGTACAATACAACAACACCAGCTATCTGTGCTTGGGGATAATCCTCCGTCACATCAAGAACAGAACGGGAAGGGATTGATTTCTCTTTCCTCTTCCCGTTCCGCGAAGCGGAGACCAACTTGCTACCAGGAATTGCAGGGCCCATTGACCTACCTGCTGATTTGCTTACTACCAATTCAAACTTGTTGCGCACAAGCTTCCGCAAGTCAACGTCACTTTCTACCACATCACCAGGGTGATACGTCTTATCCCCATCGATATGAATGCCAACCTTATTGCCCTGATCATCCTGCATCTTCAATTTGAACAACATGTAAATCGCCTTTCCAAACGAAGTTGTCACTTTTCACTACAGCCCAATTCAGACCATTGATCAAACTAACTACGCACCTACATACATATGGCAGATGCCACAGTTCCCATCGTAGTCACTGCGAATCTGGGGCACGCGAATACCCATAATGCGCCAGTTGAGAACCTGACCACCCTGCTCTTCCCATTGAACCGTAGTCCAGTCCATACCCACAACTTCACGGACTGTTTCCGTTTCCATTTGAACGATCAGAACATCCCAACCTGTCAGATTATCAAGCTCCCCAATGTCTTGAATCTGAGCATGCTTGAGAATACGCTCACGTGTGGTAATGGTAGTTGTCTGTCCAGCCGTCGTGGACACATAGTCGTTTTCCAAATACCTTGACCATGCCGGAGCCAGATAGACCATATACGGACCATACTTCTTGACATTAACCAATGCTTGAATGGCCGTCAAGAGTTCATCCAACAGCGTAGTCCCTGTCCAAGTGAGGCCCGACGGTGCCGTGAGACTGGAAGTAACACGCGACGTGAAATCAGTATAGCCATAAATCTTGGCATTGGCGACATACTGATATTCATCATAGTCGCTATTGCCGATGAGCATTTTCTCAGCCAGTTCCGCACAAGCATAAGCCTGATCCTCTGCGGAAGCCAAATCCAGCGGCAATCCACCTCTCCGGGATACAGCCAATTCACGTGCTCCAAAACCCCAATCAGCCCAAATACACGGCAGGGGCAGCAAGACCGTATCATTGACGGGTCGATCCTTGGGCCCTGTTTGCATGGGGTCCATTGCAAGATTTGCCGTCCCGATACGACTGGCTCGCTGAGTCATGAGTGCCTGGACCGCAAATCCGTTGGGAATGTTGCGAACGAGACCTGCCTGCTCCAAATCCCCAACAGCCTTCAACCGCTTGCGCATAGCACGTGTTACCGTCTGGTCGATTTCCAACCACACCTCATGCGGCAGCGTTGCCGTATTGTGTGGCACACGATGGGCTACTCGTTTGCCTGTGTTCTTGTTGAACAGTTCCACATAGCACTTACCGTCATGCTGAAATGGCCGCAGGATTCCAGGATCACCCTCAGCTTCCATAAGCTTCAAAAGGCTGGGGCCGTCCAATCCCCCGATTTGTGCATTGAGAGTTGTACGCTTCATTTTACTTCCTTTCATTCAATATCGTCTGTCGTATTTTGTTTTGATGTAGTCTATCTATGACAGCTGTCTACAACGCAACCATTCGCACAAGCACATTCAAAGCTGAAGCCCCACTACTGAGATCCTCATCCTCCAACGCTTGAGCCACAGCCTTTGTGTCCAAATCTCCGCTGTCTGCCGCACTGATAAACAATCCGGCAGCATTCCGCGTGAGCATTTCACCATGCGTGATATCCTGTCCATCAGCCACCAAACCGTGAAACTCCTCACCAGGTCGGAACTGCATTGCACGAACCGGATATTCAACAACGTAAACATCGCTGACCGTCTTGCCTTGAAGTGCATCCTCAATGGCTACAAACAACGGGCCCTTACCACCCTCCGTTGAAAAGAGTGCATAATCATTGTCACTATCGATTTCCAATGCCATGCCAGGATAAATCCCAGCCTCAGCGGCATTACGCTCGTGGTAAACCACTCCGCCAAAGTTTTTGACGGGAATCATCTGCTTGCTAAGTGCCATTATCTTATCTCCTATTTACTCACATTTGTTTTTGTTTTTGGTGCTCACACAACACCCAGCAAACCTACGCCGTTTTCGCTGACGACTCCTTGTTGAACGTTACAGGCAGCCCCAACGATGGCACGTTTGATGTATCATCATTCGTTACGGGGTCGCCCTGTCCTTCATAGTTGAAACGAGGCCGCAGCACAGCTGGCACGTCGTCTTCACTGGATGGGGTTTCCGTCTCGGCCATATTCGCAAGATTTTGTAGCATTTCAACATCCTGCTCTTTGAGCCATTCCGGAGCGAATGTACTCTTTTTGTTCGCCGTGATGATGGCAACCAGCCGATCCTTTTCTTTCTCCTCGTTACAAACGAGTGTCTCCCATCGCTTGCGAAAATTCGTAGGCATGGAATTCAGATACTCCTCATCCGTTTGCAATTCAGCTTTCGGCGTCTCCTTGCCATCCGCCACTTTGCTGGGATCGGCCACCTCATTTTTGATCTTCGGTGCGGCCGAAACCTCAGGCTTGACTTCTACCTCCTTGTTTTCCACAGGCACCAACTTCCCCAACTGCTCGTCCTTCAATCCATTGAGAAACTCTCGATCGTCCTCCACCCACTTGGTTGCAGCATTAGCGATGAGACCATCAATTGTTTTGTTTCTGTCCATAATGTACCCTTTCGTGCCTTGAACATTAGTTTGTTTGTTTTTATCGGCATTCGATACTACCGGATATGTTATCTTTCGCTCCACTTCCTCTGGCAATCCCTCCAACCTAACATCATCTCCATCTACCTTGTAATCCCGCCGGAACAATCTACTGCCCGACTCTGTAGAGTAAATGAAGTATGTGCCATAAACGTCTTCCACCCAATTGTACTCACCATCTATAAAGATGGCTACATTCAAGGCTGCTCGCAAATCGTTAGCCGACTGCTCATTCTCAAATTGTTTCAACCAAGAAGGAGGGACATGAATTTTCTCATTGGCTTGATTGCGATACAAACCAGCACCATCTTCAATGGAGCAGGCACCGACTTGATCCGGCAAAACGGCCAGGTGATCAGGACCAAAATTGCTCAAGGTCCCTGAAAACTCTTTCTTTTTCCATTTGCCTGGAGTCTCATCACT